CGCAGATCAAGTCGACCGAGGGCATCGACCTCTGTTGGGTCGAGGAGGCCGAGGCCGTCTCCGACCACTCGTGGCGCACCCTCGTCCCGACCATTCGGAAGCCCGACTCCGAGATTTGGGTGACGTTCAACCCGGCGATGGAGTCCGACCCGACCTATCAGCGGTTCGTCAAGACGCCGCCCGAGCGGTCGGTGGTCCGGCTCGTCAACTACCGCGACAACCCGTGGTTCCCGAAGGTGCTCAAGGAGGAGGCCGACGCCTTGCTCCGCGCCGATCCCGAGGCCCACGCGCACGTCTGGGGCGGGAAGCCGTGGGCGCGGTCGGACGCGCAGGTCTTGTCGGGCAAGGTCAAGGTCGCCGAGTTCACCCCCGGCGATGGATGGCAGGGGCCGTACTACGGGGCCGACTGGGGCTTCGCGCACGACCCGACGACCCTCGTCCGTTGCTGGATACACGACTCCCGGCTCTACCTCGAGCACGAGGCGGGCGGGGTGCAGCTTGACACGGACGCTACGGCGCGAGCGTTCGACGAGGTGCCGGACGCACGGAAGTACGTCATCCGGTCCGACGCCGCTCGGCCCGAGACCATCGCCGCGCTCAAGGCTCGCGGGTTCCGCACCGAGGCCGCGCCCAAGTGGTCGGGGTCCGTGCAAGACGGCATCCAGCACCTCCGCAGCTACACCGACATCGTGATCCACCCGCGATGCAAGCGAGCGATCGAGGAGGCGCGGCTCTGGCGCTACAAGACCGACCCGCGCACCGAGGAGGTCTTGCCGCATCTAGTGAGCGGGAACGACCACATCTGGGACGCGGTGCGCTACGCCCTTGCCCCGCTCATCAAGAAGGGGCCGAGCGTGTTCGTGGTTTGACGTCTTGCAACGTGCCCTTGCGCGGTTGCTTGCTATCGCGTACCCTTGATGGTGGCGAGTCCCACCCCTTCACTTATGGGGCGCACGTTTGACTGAACCGACCGAGCGCAAGCCGTTCCTCCGGCGCGTGAGCGATGCGCTCCGCGTCCTCTCGGGCGACGAGGCCCGTGCCATTGATGCGTCGCGTGATGAAGCCCGCGCCATCATCCCGACGACGTATCCTAACTTCCCCGGCGGACAGCAGCAGATGGCGCTCGTCCGCACCGCGAACCCCGGCGAGTACCGCTACGACGGCGCGACGGTTCGGAACCAAGGCTTCAACAAGCACCCTGTCGTCCACGCCTGTATCCGCGTCGTGGCCGACATCATCGCGTCGGTCCCGCTCGTCGTCCTGACCGAGAAGGGCAACTACGAGACCCGCGTCGGTGAGGATCACCCGCTGCAAAAGCTCCTCGACTATCCCGGTCCGCGCTTCACGGCGCGTCAGTTCCGGGCGCGGTTCGCGGTCGACTACCTCGGCTACGGGAACTCGTTCTTCCAGATTGAGCGTTCCGGCGAGAACCGGCCTCCGATCGGTCTGCGGGCCGTCAACGCGGAGTCGATGCAGCAGGTCTGGATCGACCCCGAGGGCGACCCGCGTCGCTACGACTACGCGAACTGGGCGGGCATCATCGTCAACGTCCCGGTCGAGGATATGCTGCACTTCCGCGACCTCGATATGGGCCGTCCGTTCGAGGCCGAGGTCTTTGGCTATCCCCGTGGCGCGACGGCCATCGGCTCCCTGCTCGCGGACAACGAGGCGACGCAGTACGTCCGGCAGGTCGTGACCAACGACGGGACGCCGACGTTCGCGGTGCTGATGAGCGACGAGGCCACGACCGAGGATGCGGCGGCGATGCAGGACCGCTACCGCGCCCGCGTGGTGGATCGTGGGAAGCGCGGGACGCCCGCGTTCTTCGGGGCCGTGCGCGACATCAAGCCGCTCGGGTTCACGCTCTCCGACCTCGAGTTTCCGGACCTGCGGCGGGTCTCGCGTGAGGACATCTGCGCCGCGTTCGGCGTCGACCCCCGGATGATTGGCATCGCGTCCGCGTCGAGCGACGCGGGGCTCTCCGGCATCCAGTACGCCGAGGCCCGTGCGCGATTGGTCCAGCATACCATCGAGCCGATGTTCTCCGCGCTTGAGGACGAGTTGAACCATTGGCTCGCGCCGGAGTTCGGTGACGTCTGGGTGACGTACGACCACGACAAGCTCCGCGACTTGGTCGAGAACGATACCGAGACCTCGACCCGTATCCGCGCCGAGTACGCCGAGGGGCTGCGGACGTGGGAGGAGAGCCGCACCGCGCTCAAGCTCTCGCCGCTCCCAGAGCCGACCGATAGCATCCTGAAGGTGGCGGGCCGCGATCTTATCCCGGCTGCGGTCGCCGTCATCGACCCCTCGACCATCCTCGACCAGCCGCCCGCGACGGACAACGAGACGCCCGCGCTTGGCGCACCGACGCCGAAGGAGGCGGTCGACGAGGAGCCGGAAGAAGAGGAGATGCTCGAGGAGGAAGGCGAGGATGAGGAGGGCGAGGAGCTCGACGAGGAAGAGGCCGAGGAGACCGAGGGCCGCGCCGAGCCTGTGACGGACTTCCCCGCCGAGGGCGACGACAAGAAGGTCACGCTCCGGAACTCGCAATGGGCGCTCTTCCCCGTCGGCGAGGCCGAGGCGTTGAAGGAGAACTTCCCCGAGCTCTGGTCGAAGGCCGGGAACGAGAAGGGGAACGAGCAGTTCCGCAAGCTGGCCCCCATCGCCAAGCGTGGCGGGGTGCCGGACGGCGAGGCCGAGGAGAACGCCATCCGACTGCGCGAGGCGTGGGTCGCTCGCCATCGGGGGGACTTCCAACTCAACGGCGTCATCGCTCAGGTCAAGTGGCTAGCGGTCGGTGATCGCGGGCTTGACCATATGCGAAAGGTCATTCGCGAGGCGAAGGACAAGCTCGACCGCTCGGAGCCCGAGATGGCCGCCGAGGTGATGGACGAGACGATGGCCCGCAAGCGCGGCCTCTGGGAGCGGGCGATGCAGGAACTCGACCGCACGGAGCAGACCTACAAGGCGAGCGCCGAGGCGTTGTTCCGCGCCGAACGCCCGAAGGTCACGCGATCCATCGCCTCCGCTGGCGACTTCGCCACGGCCCGTCAGCGGGTGCGCGAGGCATACCGCGTGAATGGGGAACTCGAGGAGAACTGGCGCGAGACCTACACCCCGCTCGTCGCCAAGACCTATGCGTTCGGGGCGACCGAGGTGGCCGGGGTCGGGGCCGACCTCAAGGCCGACGTGCAGGAGTCCGGGCTGGCCGGGCGTTCCGTCGCGTCGGTCCGTGAGGCGATTCGCAAGCGGGCCGCACGGCTCGCCGAGCTCATCGGGGACACTACCGCCCGCGAGGTCTTGGCGGTCATCGAGGCGTCGGAGCGGGCCGGACTGACCGTCTCGGAAACCTCCCGCCTTGTCGGTCGCGCCGTGTATGGCGAGGAGCGGGTGGATGCACGGTCCACGATGATCGCGCGCACCGAGTCCGCCGGGGCGCTCTCGCAAGGCTCGTGGGACCAAGCGCAGGAGATGGGCGACCTCTACCGCACGAAGGAGTGGCTCGCCTTCTCGGACGCCGAGACGCGGGAGACCCATACCGCGTGTATGGCGCAGGGCCGCATCGCCATCGACCAGCCGTTCACGAACGGCCTGATGTATCCCCTCGACCCGACCGGCGCGGCGGACGAGGTCATCAACTGCCGCTGTGTCTTGGCATATTCCGACGAACCCGTCTAACTTTCTCCCGTACGACCCGAGGATCTCCCGATGGCAATGGCGCAGCGCATCCCCCTGATGACCTCCCGCACCGCGACGGCGACGGGAAGCACGATTGAGGCTCCCGGACCGGGCGCGACGGTGCAGGCCGTGGTGACGGGCACGGGGGCGCTGACGGCTACGGTCGTCGTGCAGGTGTCGAACGACGGCTCCAACTGGCTGACGATCTCCACCCTCTCGCTTTCCGGCACGACGTCGGCGACGCAGGGGATGGCGCTCGACGCCCATTGGGTCTATATCCGCGCCGACCTGACGGTCCTCACGGGGACGGGCGCGACGGTCAACGTCTGGATGGGTAGCCGCGACTAATGAGCGACCGCTACCCGACGCCTTCGCGGACGGCGTTGCCGCTTGGGGATATCCCGAACTTGGGGTTGGCGACCACGTTCGGCGTGTTGCCGAACTTTGGCGCATTGTATGGGCTCGGGCGATTTGGCGGTGTGTTGTTTTCGTGGAACGTATTGACGGGTGTGGCTGACGGCACGTTTGCTCGCACCGGGAGCGCCACCTACAATCAGGACGCATAGCATATGGCTCTGACCGTCGCCACCGCGGGCACCGGGGTCGCCCGCACCTCGCACTACGTCACCCCGACGGGGGCCAGCGCCCCAATCCAGACGTTGCTCTTGGAGCCGCAGCGCACGAACCTGCTGGTCCGTTCCGAAGACTTTAGCACAACGTGGGCAATAACGGCGTCGTCCGTTGTTACAAACGCGACTACCGCTCCAGATGGCACCGTCACGGCGGACAAGCTACAGACCAATACAACGTCTGCGGAACACTCTGTGACGCAAAATATCACGTGGACGAATGGCACGACCTACGGCGTTTCGTGCTACTTTAAGGCCGCAGAGATTGGGTACGGGTTTATCACGCTCCCAACCGTGCCGTTTTCGACTATCCGGCGGAACTATATCAACCTGTCAACTGGCGCTGTGACATTGGCGGCCAGTACGTTTGGCGCGGCTGAAGCGTTGAGTAATGGGTGGTGGCGATTTACGGTGTGGGCAACGGCAACCGGCAGCACGTTGAGCACGTCTGTTCGCATTGGACTCACTACGTCAGATACCACGACCACGACGACGGGAAGCAACACCACGGATGGCATTTACATCTGGGGCGCACAGATTGAAGCTGGCGTGCCCTCCTCGTACATCAAGACCGAGGGGACGACGGTGACGCGGAACGCGGACAGCCTCTACTTCCCGTTTACCGTGCCACCGCAAGCGATGACGGTGTATGTGCGTGGGGTCAATGTTGGTGCATACCAGAGCCAGACAAACGCCGCACGTGTGTTGCACATTGGTGACATCAATACGGGAACCGACCCCCGCTTTTCGCTGGTGCGAAATGCTGGCGCAAGTCAGGTGCAAACACTTTACGACGATGGCGTGACACTGCGTTCCGGCAACGCTACGCCGTCGCCTACTCCCGTGTTGCGCGACCTCATTGAGCATCGCGGCGTGCTTTCGTCATCGTGGGTGCCGTCAAGTGGCATCAGCGTTAACGGCGGAGTCGAGCAGACGGGCACGACGACTGCCTCTGGCCCTGCAACGGCGTGGGCTAATCCGCGCCTCTATATTG